AGCAGCTTGAGACTTGGTTGATGTATCAACGTCATTGGTGTGAACACAAGCCTTCGATCACTGTGAGTGTCAAAGAGGACGAGTGGTTGGATGTTGGTGCCTTTGTGTATAAGCACTTTGATGAGATGTCTGGTGTGTCCTTCCTGCCTTACGATGGCGGGTCATATCAACAGGCACCTTACCAAGAGTGTGACAAGGAACGCTATGATGAGGTCTTGAGTCTGATGCCCAAAACAATCGACTGGACTAAACTAGCTGAGTATGAGGCTGAGGACAACACCACAGGAATGCAATCACTTGCTTGTAGTTCTGATGGGTGTGAACTGGTGGACATCTGATGGACAAGTACACGATCATCACTAAAGAGAACTGCCCCTTCTGTTACAAAGCAGGGGAAATTCTTAAGTCCAAGGACCAGCAATACGAGTTTGTCTACATTGAGGATGAACCCTATCTTGCTAAACTCCTTGGAATGGCAGACAAGAGGACAGTGCCTCAAGTATTCCTTGGTAGCACTTACATTGGGGGTTATCACGCTCTTGAGAAATACTTGAGTTAAGACCTACAGAACACCTGAGCATGTGTCTAAACTGCTCACTTTAGAGGGGACCAATGGAAACACCATGTATTAGAGTTTGCAGACTGAGGGACGGTAAGTGTGAGGGTTGTGGCAGGACACAAGAACAACTACGTATGTGGACAACCTATACAGACCAGCAACGGAAACAGATTATGGAGGACATCTCTAGTGGTACAGCAAAAGCCGAAGCCACGGACACGACGAGTAAAGACAAAGCATGATGACCAGAAAAAGTCGATTGAGTTAGTCCCTCGTAACACCAACCAACAGAGTTACTTAGACGCACTCAAGACCTCAGATCAGGTTATCGTCTTTGGACCTGCTGGAACTGGTAAGACCTACTGTGTGGCTACCTTTGCTGCTAATCAGTATCACCTTAAGAACGTACACAAGATTGTCATCACAAGACCTCATGTGGCTGTAGGAAAGGATGTCGGCTACCTTCCGGGTACACTAGAGGAGAAGTGCGCACCTTGGGCCTTACCTGTCATTGATGTACTAGAGAAGCACTTGACCAAGGGGGTTGTTGAGACTGGGCTGAAGAACCAGAATATTGAGGTAGCTCCCTTGGCTCTTATGCGTGGTCGATCTTTTGAAGACACCTTTGTTATTGTTGATGAAGCACAGAACATTACACTGCCAGAACTGAAGATGTTGGTTACTCGTATTGGTGAAGGCTCTAAACTGGTTCTCAATGGTGATGTACAACAGAGTGACCTTAAAGAAGCTGATGGGTTGACTAAGCTGGTTCACTATGCTAAGAAGTATATGCTACCGATTCCTATCATTGAGTTTACTATTGATGATGTGGTTAGAAGTGATATATGTCGTGAATGGATTAAGGTGTTCACTGAGGAGAGTATCTAATGGGTCACTGGCACTACCAAGTAATGAAGGACACTGATGAGGCTGGCAACGTGTGTTACGGTATACATGAGTACTTCCCTCTGGAAGATGGGCACCTCTGGACAGAGAACCCTGTAGATGTGACAGGCGATTCTATCGAAGACCTCAAGAAGTCCCTCATGTGTATGTTACATGATATTGACAAACATGGGGTGATAGACTACGAATGAGATACTGGGAATACATGCAACAGGAGTACAGGAAATTGGACAGTTCTAAGGTGAAACAAGAACCTAAGTTTAAGGTTGGTGATAAGGTTATAATAAAAGACAACTCGGGTGGTCACGGTTTTGGCATCTGGGACATTGTGACTCTTGAAAAAGACAATGGAGATAATTGGACGGCGTACTGTCCGCGTGGCATTTCTTGGTATATAGATGAAGATGATTTTGAACCTGTGAGTGTAGGTAACTTTGGGTTGAATGATGATGAGCCTAAAGTGGAACTTACAGACGCTGTAAAGATACTCGCGCAAGACATCAAAGACAACGTAAACAAACCTAGTCACTACGGGCAAGGGTCTATTGAAGCTATTGAGTATATCAAAGACTTCCTTAACGATGATGAGTTCCAAGGATACCTACGTGGGAATATAGCAAAGTATCTCCACAGATTTCCCTATAAGAACGGACTAGAAGACCTAAAGAAAGCTCAGGTGTACCTTGGGTGGTTGATTGAACACAAGGAGAGAACATGATGATGACATCTGCACTACTCGTAGCAAATCTCTTTGTGTCATTGTTGCTTGTTATGGTTGTTGGTTATATGTGGCGCATCTCAAGCTCTTCAACAGTCGTGATGACTTACATGGCACTATACCTCAAAGACAGGTTTCCAGACTTTGGTGAGAAGCACTTTAGGGAGTTAGATGATGACTATCCTTAAAGTACTACTGGTTCTAGTTCTACTCCCCACAACCACAATGGCTAAGGTTGCTTATGACTCAGAGACTAGCACACTACGGATCACAGGCCCCACCAACACAACACAAGTGGTCCAAGCAAGTAACTACATGAACAAGTACCGTGTGAAATACCTTGAGATGTGGGGACCGGGAGGGAGTATGGTTGCTGGTATTCACCTTGGTAACCGTATTGCTAAAGAATAGGGTGTCATTGTTGTAGTTCCGAAGGGTAAGAAGTGTGTCAGTGCCTGTGGCCTCTCTGCTTTAGCTGCTAGTCACATTAGGATTGATGGTAAGATGCTTCTCCACAGGCCGTACATACCCGGTGTGAGCATCATGGACAGACTAGAGGATGCTATGGCCTTCATGGGAAAGGGGTACATTATGGCAGACCGATATCTTATCAAACATGGGTACTCACCTCACGTTATGGATGCTATGATGGAGTATACTAGCCCTTGTAAGTTCATGGTGTATGAAGACCTTGTGGTACGGGACCGTAGTGACCTAAAGCTGTGGACACTAGATAATAGTCGATGTGAAATGCTTAACTCTAGAGCAGGTCGATAGCAGACATAAGAAAACCCCCGCTACCAACTAAGGTAACGAGGGTTCTACAGAGGCTCACTTGGGGTAAAACCTAAGTGGGCTTTTTTGTTATGAGTGACCTAAGCCATCTAGCAATCTCACCCGGCGATGGAAATAACCACCCCAATACTAGTAGTAGGATCACCCAAGCAGGTACTTCATTGACTACTACAGTCTCAACTCTATCAGAGCTTACCTTGTTGGTGTCTGCTGTCTGCCGTATGGTTCTCGCTTTGGGTCTCACTAGCTTCTGCTCTGTGACTTTGGTTGTCCCTATTGTTTGGTTGTTGGTCTTCCCTACTTGTGTATTCGCTGCTACCTGAGTCCCTCCCCCCGTGAGAAGGTCCAGAGGACTTGAGCAACCCACCATTAGGAGAATACCAAGACATGCCAAAGGCAAGCGCACCAAACGTGAAGACAGGGAATGTGAGGACTTCAACAAGCTCAGGCTCCTTAGTTTCTACAAGGTACACCAACCAAATAAACAGAGCTACAGCTAGTTCTCTCTTGAAGGTCTTACCTTTGGCGTTCGTTTCTTTCGATTGCATCTCGGATAGCCTTTAGGTTCTCGTCAATCCTAGCAAGCATTACAGCCTGATTCTGTACTATCCCCTCAACAGCCTCAATACGAATCTCATGCCTTACGAGTTGACTTTGGTTGATGTCTACATCGTTACGTAGGGTAGCAACAAACCAGATGAGGGCTATAGTCTGTGCAATGATAGCAAGGATAAAGGTAATAGGGACACTCTTACTTAAGTGCCATTGATTGTTTTCTTTCATGGGTACACCTTTCGGTCAAGTTCGTGATGAGGTGCGTCCCAACCCCAGTCCCAACCATGTGTAAGGTCTACGTCCAACTCTTTAGCAGCTTGTCTCATAGCAAGTACGATAGGTTCATAAGCATCCCAATCATCACTATTAGGAATGCCGTCAGAATCGTGGTCACCTTTGTAAGGGTGTGGGTGTAGGTCTACAGCGTGGCCTGTAATATGGCGAGAGTTCATTGTCCTAGAGGCTCCAGAGGCTACTAGACGCTTTTGACGCTCAACACTACGGACACCTTCACCTACAAAGAAGTCCATCTCAGTAATCTCAATAGCACGTTTCACTACGGCAACCAAATCAGGATGAACACCTTGAAGATTACCAAGGCTACGTTTACTTAGGTAATAGCTCATAAGAGACTCCTTAGATATGGTTAAGAAGGCTTCACTGGCCAGTCTTCGTCATTCAGCCACGGGAAGTTGGCGTGATCGGTGATGTCTCGCAGTGCTTGGCGGTAGGTGGCCCACTCTGGTGTCAGGGTGTTGTCGCTCAAGGCCATCCAGTCGGTGTCTGCGAT